AACGCTGACGGCACGGTGGTGCAAGCCATCACAGGCACGCTCAACGCAGATGAGCAGGCGCGATTCTTGCGCGACTAAGCCACTCTGTTTGGCGCGACTGCCATCATCGAGGTGGAGCAAGGCGCGCCAGTCTGGATTGGCGGAACCTACGCTGATGGCCAGTTCCTGCCACCCCCTCAGCCTGAGATTATTGACGGCACGAGCGAGGTGATTGGGGAGCCAGTTGCTATGCTTGGCGAACCGCAGCCAGAGCCGCTGCTTGAGCCGGAGCCTGAAATCTGATGGCCACACAGCGCAGCCGCAACGATGAAATCCTGCAGCGACTCGATCGGATCGAGAAAGACCTCGGCACGATCAAACTGGAACTGGCAGAGACACGCGGCGCCTACCGCCTCGCCAAGTTTGTGATCGCGCTGCTCGGCGTTTCAGGACTCGGAGGGCTGACGGCTTGGTTCGCAGGACAGGGCAAGTGACGCTGATCGTCCGATCGCAACTCGGACTCGCGGAGCGGCTCGGCGTCAAAGCGATGGACGACTGCGGACCGGCAAGCCTAGCCACCGCCGCCACATACCTCGGGCTCCCCACCACCACAAAGGAAGCCCACAAAGCCTGCGCCCAGGCTGGGCGGATCGACACTCCCACCGGCGCGGAGGGCACGAGCGCGCGGGAACTGGCCAAAGCGGGCAAACTCCTGGGGCTCAACGCCCGCAACGTCTACGACTGGAGCGAAGCCTCGAATCAAGTGAAAAACGGCGCCGCTTTGATCCTCAACATCCAGGCAAGCCAGAAGAGCGTCCCCGAGCACCTGCGATCCAAGTGGCAGCGGGACTATTGGCGGAAGCAGCCACTCGCCACCTACGGGCACTGGGTCGTTCTCGCCTGGGACGGCACCGGATGGCAATACGCCTGCCCTACAATGCAGGAAGGAAAGCCGGGACGCAGCACAACGCCCGCTGAAGTGCGGACGCTGCGGGACTCAAAGGGGGCCGCTGGGTTCCCCACCCCGCCAGCGATGGTCCTGGTGCACAGAAAGTAGGAGACAAATGGAAAGCCTCTACAGCGACATCATCAACGCGCTCATCGTCGCGCTCGTTCCGGTTGCGATCGGCGCGCTCGGCTGGCTCGCCAATTCGGTGATCAACTACCTCAAAGCCCGCCTTGCCGCTGAGCACTACGCCCTCGTTGAACAGATCGCAGCCTCAACCGTGGCAGCGATCAACCAGACGCTGAACTCCAAAGCGGGAGAGGAAAAGAAAGCCGCCGCAATCGCCCTGGTCCGAGCGGAGTGCGCGAAGCGCGGAATCAGCCTGGATGAGGAAGCGATCGGGAACGCGGTCGAAGCCGCCGTTTATCGCGCCAAGTTAGGGGCTTGACGCTGGCTAACTGACCCGTCAGGATTCCTACAGGCGCGTAGCCGCGCCAGAGAGGGGAGAGGGATGGAACCTAAACGGAAAGGGCCACGGTGCGCCCTTTACGCGCCCAAGTTAAACAAAGCCGACCTCGCCAGCCTTCGGGCTGCGCTAGGAGCGCCAGAAGTCACCGGCTCGTCCATTTTCCGCTGGCTTGAACAGCGGGGCGTCCCGGTTTGCGTTGAGACAATCAAGCGCCACAGACGGAGCGAATGCTACTGCAGGAGGGAAATCGAATGAGCGACTTCAAGGAATTCCAGGAGCACGACGAACTCGCGGAACTCAAAGCGGCCCACAATCGGGTCCTGCGCACCCTTGCGAAAAAGGAGCGCCAGACAGAGGAACTAGTGGAAGCGGTCTATCGCGCGGCGAAAGACGCCGCGCTGGGAATGAAGATCGCGCCAGTGCCAGCCCCAAAGCCGGACACGCGAAAGGGGAAGCGCGAAGTTGCCGTCGTTCAACTTAGCGATTGGCAGTTAGGGAAAAAGAGCGCGGACTACGACATCGATGTCGCAGCGAAACGCATCGGGCTGCTCGCCCAGAAAGTCAAGCGCGTGGTTGAGATTCAGCGAAAGGACCACGCGGTCGAAGAAGTGAACATCTTGCTCACGGGAGACCTTGTCGAGAGCGACGGAAACATCTTCCCGGGCCAGGCTTATGAAGTCGAAGCGGGCGGGCTTTACGTTCAAATCTTCAAGGGAGCGGAAATCCTCGCAGGCTTCGTGCGAACGATGGCGGCGATCTTTCCGACGGTCAAAGTTTACGGCGCGATTGGAAACCACGGACGGCTGGGACGCTTCAGCGATCACAGTCCAGAAAGCAACAGCGACGCAATCCTCTACAACATCGCGCGCCAGTTGGTCGGCGGAGAAAAGCGCGTGCAGTGGAAGGAAAGCCTCACCGTTGGCGGGCGACATTGGTACGACACGCTGGAACTTCCGGGCGGGAAACTCGGAATGATTGTCCACGGCGATCAGTTCCGCGGCGGGCTTGGAATGCCGTGGTACGGCGTCGCCAAGAAAGCCAGCGGCTGGCGCTTGAGCGTCGCACCATTCACGCATCTCTGGTTCGGGCACTGGCATCAACCCGCGCGCTTGGTCCTTGCGGACGGAAAGATCACCACGTGGTGCAGCCCGTCGCTTGAATCGAGTAACCGCTTCGCGCAGGAAGTCGTCGGGGCCAGCGGAGAACCGGGCCAGTGGCTGATGTTCTTTGACGCGGAGGGCGAAGTCAGCGCCGAGTATTTGATCCGGCTGCGCTAGTGCCTTTCGTTCACACGGAGCAGGAAAAGCCGCCACCAGGCTGGTGCTCAGTTTGCGGCGATCACGCGCGCACCTTCAAATTCGCTGAGGAACCGGTCAGGCTCGCAACCGGACACACAGCGGTCGTCGGCTTCGGGCTTTGCCGGGAATGCATCGCCACGGTGCTAGGCTTGATTGAAGAGGACGATGACGCCGCTGGCCCAGCCAGCGCCCCCCCAGGCTGACCTCCTCCAGCCTGGGGGGATAAGACCCAAATGAGCACGAAAATAGGGGGTTGACGGGACGGGCTGGGACCGTTTACAGTACCCCTACCAGGGAGGAAACCCGCCAGACGGCGGGGCCTGGAAGAGGAGAAAAAAGTGAAGATCACAGTCGAGAACCTGATCAGGGCGATGAACGCAAAGCGCGAACTTAGCCGGGCAGCGGACCGAGCAGAGACGGCACACGAGTACCTCGAGCGCATCGATGCGGACCTGGCGAAGGAAGTCAGCGCCGCGATTGAAACGCTCCGGGAGTGCGAGCGGTACATCGGGATGGCGATCGACCTGGATCGCGCGGACCGCGAAGCCGAGCGCGCTCAGGCAGGCGCACGATGAGCGCAACGAAGACACGCCGCTGCTGGAACTGCCAGAAGCGGATTGAAGTTCCAGCGGACAACGACAACATCTACACGCGGGTCTGCAAAGCCTGCGAAAGGAGGATCAAGTGAAGACGCTCGCTGAAGCCGCCGCGGTTCTACTCTGGGCCGGGGCGATGGTTTTATTCCTGGCGCTGGGCTCAATGCGATGAGACTCGACAGGAGCACGCAACCGGTGACGATTACCGATCTGCGCGCATTGAACGCAGGGAAAAGAAAGGGGGAGCAAATGCCAGTCTACGAGTACCGGTGCGGCGAGTGCGGCGCACGGGAGGAACACACGCACTCGATCCACCAGACGTACACGCCACGCTGCGAAAAGTGCGGGCGTTGGATGCGGCTGCTTTACACCCCGGCTGCCTCCGTTTTCGTCGGGGACGGCTGGGCCAAGAAAGAGAGAAAGAAAGGGGAGGGAAAGTGAGCAGGCAGTACGAGTTCGTAAAAGCGGAGCAGCGCAGCCCCGAGTGGCACGCGCTCCGCAAGGAAGGGATCACGGCGACGGATGCCTCGGTGATCGCAGGCCACTCGCCATACAAGACGCCCTACCGCCTCTGGGCGGAGAAGATCGGCTACATCGATCCAGCGCCAGTCGGAGCAGCCGCCCACCGCGGCGTCCTGCTGGAGCAGGCGGTGGCCGATTACTACGAAGCGGAGACCGGGCGGAAGTTGAAGCGAAGCAACGGGATCGTTCGCTTGAAGAGCGACCCCTGGGCGATGGCAAGCCTGGACCGCACGATCGTCGGGGAAGACGGCCTGGTCGAAATCAAGACCAGCACAAGCCCGCGCTGGACCCTTCACCCGGTTCCGCCGGAAGTTGAAGCCCAAGTGCAGTGGCAAATGTTCGTCACAGGAGCGCCCTGGGTCGACATCGCCGTCTTGCTCGGCGGGCTCGTTTTTAGGATTGAGCGCGTCAAAGCGGACACGGACTACCAGGGGACGCTTTACCAGAAAGCGCTCGAGTTCAGGAAGATGCTGCAGACGTGCACGCCGCCGCCAGCCCAGGGGGAAGACAGCGACGCGCTCGCAGCGGTCAACCCGCAACAGAGCGAAGACAT